GGGATTTCCACGCACAACCGCGCCGGTGAATGGCATCAGATCGTCGTCCGCAACGCCAACGCCGCAGGCCTCGACGTCACCGCCAACGGCATCCGTTCTGCAGCGGGCTCGGCCTGGGTCAGTGCCGGTGCTGCTTTGTGCTCTATGTCGAGTTGCGGCCTCGACACGAGCTCTTTCAGAGCCTTTTTCGAAAATGCGGAGTGCCTCAAGCTGGGTCTTGCCCAGCTGAGGCACTCTGTTTGGCGCGTACGTACGCGGTGATCAGGGGTTGAGACAGGACGAATTACTCAACCATACGTCACGGCGCACGTTCGCCGTGACCGGGAGTTGAGCCAGGGCGAATTACTCAACCAGGGGAGAACTAGGCGGGTTTTTTGCTCCGCCTAGATTCGGCGCAGTTGACGCCGGGTTTTGATCTGGTGCAGCCGCGCAGCGCGATGTCCGTAAACCGGACGAAACCGTCCGGAACCCGGACAGGCAGAAACGCGAGGCCGCCCGAAGCGCGCTATGAAACTGACCAAGGCGGCAACCATTCAATCCCTCGCCCTTCCGGAGGGGAAGGACGACAAGATTTTCTTTGACGATGACCTTCCCAGGTTGGGCGTGCGGCTGCGCCGTACCGGCGGGAAGGTCTGGATCGTTCAGTATTCCATCGCGGGGCGGACCCGCCGCATTACGCTCGGACCGACTGCCGTGCTGACGCCGTGGCAGGCGCGAGCAGAGGCGAAAAAGCTGCTTGCGGCGGTCCATCTAGGCCGCGATCCGGCAGCCGAGAGGCAGAGCGCTCCTTACCAGAACCTGGAACAGCGCGTCGTGCGAAAGGCGCAAGCGTTTCTCGATCGCGGTCTAGAACCGGCCTGCTACCTGTACCGGCATTATCACCCCAGCGGCGACCTGCTCTATGCCGGGATTTCCCTTGATCCGCTCCGGCGGCAAGAACGCCACGCGAAAGGGGCGCCCTGGCGCAACATGATCACGCGCATTCTGATCGAACCATTCAAGACGCGAGAGGAGGCGCTCGCGGCCGAGGAGCTCGCTATCCGGAATGAGTTTCCGAAGTTCAACGCCGTGCACAACGACAAGCGCCATCCCATTCAAGAATTGGCGCGGCACGACACCAACTGACTGGCGGCCATCCTTTCAGTTCGAATCCCATTTCAGTTCGATTTTCACGCGAGGCCCCGTGGGTAATCAGCGCGTTGGGTAACTTCGTGGGTTGATTCGATTTTACCGCGAAACCGACCGCATATTCAGGAGCGTGAGGATCCCACCCCTTCCGCTCCAATAGCCTCCGCGGTCCTCAACCCACTTCCCACACATCCCCAGAAATCCGCTCTAAGCCGCAATCTTTTCTCTGTACTCCCCCGCAATCCTCCGTCATAGTCGGCCCGCCTACCGTAGGTAGCACCGTGGTTTTGGGCGGAGAGGTTGGAGGCAAATGATGGGAAAACTGACGGCGTTGGACATTACGCGAGCCGCTAAAGCAGGCCTGCTTCCTGATGGCGATGGGCTCTACCTGCAGGTTGGCGCGGCCGGCGGGCGGAGTTGGATCTATCGCTACTATCTCGGCGGCAAGCAGCGCTATCTCGGCTTGGGATCGGCAATCGCCGTCCCGCTCAAACGTGCGCGTGAGCTCGCTGCCCAGGCGCGACAGCTGCGCGCAGAGGGGATCGATCCCATCGAACGGCGCCGCCATGACCGGATGGCTGAGAAGATCGCCACGGCCAAGGTGACCACGTTCGCGGAGTGCGCCACTCAGTACATCGCGGCACATGAGGTTTCCTGGAAGAACCGGAAGCACGCGGCGCAATGGACCAGCACGCTGCGGACCTACGTCTTCCCGCGGCTCGGCGAAGTGCCCGTGCACGTGATCAACACCGATCTGATCATGAACGTCCTCATGGCGATCTGGGCCACCAAGCCGGAAACGGCCAGCCGCGTGCGCGGACGCATCGAGATCATTCTCGACTGGGCAACCGTGCGCGAGCTCCGGCAAGGTGACAATCCGGCCCGCTGGCGCGGGCACCTCGAGCACCTGCTGCCGCGCCCCTCCCGGGTGCGGGAGCGCCGTCACTTCGCCGCGCTGCCATTTGCTGAGGCTCCGGTTTTCATGGCGCAGCTGCGTCGCCGGAAAGGCATTTCGGCCCGCGCACTTGAGTTCACGATCTTAACTGCGGCGCGAACTTCCGAGGCGATCGGCGCGCGCTGGGACGAGTTCGATCTCACTCCAGGCCGCGCTATGCGCACGATCCCCAGCAACCGCATGAAGGCCGGGGTCGAGCACCGCGTCCCGCTGGCGCCGGAAGTGGTGGACCTGCTCCGCGACCTCTACAGCCGCCGCGAGAACGAATTCGTATTCCCGGGCGCGCGCACCGGGCGGGCGCTTTCCAACATGGCGCTGCTCAAGATGCTGGCGTTGATGGGCCGCGACGACCTGACCACGCACGGGTTCCGTTCTAGCTTCACCGATTGGGCGCACGAGACGACCGACTTTCCTGATGCCGTCATTGACATGGCATTGGCACACAAGGTCGGCGACAAGGTGCAGCAGGCTTATCGCCGCGGCGACCTGTTCGAGAAACGTCGCAAGCTAATGGAGGCATGGGCCACGTACTGCGCCTCGGCACGGTAGGTGCAGCCATGCCCACCAAAGAGGACGAGCAGCTCATCCTCGGGCTTCTGCGGGGCGATATTCCGCAAGGGAGCAGGGTCGGGATCAGAGCACAAAAGGCTCTCGCGAAATTGTTTGGACCCCCTGCCGGCCTGACCGATGAAATTCTCTCCGAACTTCGTCAGTTATTCGGGGCTAAGCCGCAACGGGTTGTGATCAAAAAGCCCAAAGAAGGGAAAGATTTGCCCAAGGGTGTGAGGGATTGGGGCATCGCCGTTTGGATCCATCATCGCATTCATGACGGCCCTCTAACGAAGCAAGTAATTGCAGACGCAGAGGTTGAATGGCGCGTAAAGCGAGGAACGATTACCCGCGCCTGGGCGGCGTTGGGCAAGCCAATCAAAAAACAATGGGCGGAGCAGACAAGGAAAGCGGCCAGTCTCAAAACCTGAGCGCGAACCTGAGACTGATCTCACAAAAGTATCTTTTTCTGAGACCCGAATTCATATTGCTCTTTGTGATAAGCGCGCGCACTCTTCGCTTGCCTTTCACAGACTACCTCAGAAGAGAGCCAAATGACTGCGGAGAAGCCCATTCCCGCTGCCGAGCCGCTTGTTGTCCGCCCCAAGGTCGCAAAGGCGATGCTCGGCGGCTGCAGCGACGACGAGCTCAATCGCAAGATCAAGGCGGGTGAGCTCGACGCCTACCTGGACGGCCGGCGCCGGCTGATCACCGTGGCATCAATCAAAGCCGACATCGCGCGCAAGGTCACGGCTGCTGCCAAGAGCGGGTTCCAGTATGCCCGTGGCGCGCGGCGCCCAAATCCGCCTCCCTGAAAGACCTAAAAGAAAAGGGCCGGCGTTGCTGCGCCGACCCTAACCTGCAGAACCCGATCCGCCGATCAAGACAGGAGGGGCTCGTGTCCCTTAATACCCGAACTTTGCCCAAGCGCAAGTCTTTTGCCGTCCTGAACGAAGCACTCGCCATGCTCCGTGCCAGCGGCATCGAGCCCGAAGTGCATTCAAACAAGCACTTCAAGCTCATGTGGCGTGACCCGCGCGGCCAGAAGCGCGTCCTTGTTGTGTCCGTCAGTTGCAGTGATCGGCGTGCGATCTTCCGCGTTCGCGCGACCTTGCGTCGCCTTCTCGATGGACAGCCGGCATGAGCAACAAGAACGAGTTCCGATTAGTACAAGTCAGCCGCCGCCGCTACTTGCTGCTGGAGAAGGGCGTGGTCCCGCAATGCCACGTCTGTAACAAGCCGGCGGGGCGCGGACCTGAAGATACTGATGCCTGCGGGCTTATTAACGGCAAGCTGGTGCCGCTGTGCAAGGCCTGCGCTCACGCGACCTTGCGTCACCCTCTAGATGGACGGCCGGCATGAACACCAACAACAAACTCAGGATCGTGGAAATCCGCCGCGGCCGCTGCGTGCTGCGCGAGGGAGCAAAGGTCCCGCAATGCTACGTCTGCAACCAGCCGGCATCAGCCTGGCCCTGGCCTGACGGCCCCCGCTTCACGGCCCACGGCTTCGCTCTCATCAACGACGGCGCCTCGGTGCTGCTCTGCGAGGCATGCTTCGGTGCCGACGGCACGACGGCCGATTCCATCGTGCGCAAGTTTCTCAATGCCCCCGATCTGACGGTCGTGAGCACAGCTCGTGTAGTCACCGCACTTACGGAGTGAGCTGATGGACCGCGCCGAACGCCTGGTTACCGCAATCCTCCAAACAATGACCGACATTCTCAAACCACATCTGCTCGAGCTCCTTCGCGACGAGCTCGAGGACGCCAAGCAAGAAGGCATTGGCGAAGCCATGGAAATATGCCGCGACGACTGGCCACGGAAAGGAAAATGAGAAGCCCGCGACCGCGCTGGTCGCCTAATCCCGAGAGGAGATCGAAGATGAAAAAGAGCGTTGAACCGGAACAAAATGTTTCGCCCCCTGGCCAAAATGGGCCACTCCCTGACGTCTACATGCGTCTCAGCGATCGGATTTGCGGTTCAACGACGAGATCGGGATCTGATTTTTAGTCACGTGCCGTGCAGTCGATCGACCAACAACAGGCTTTTGATTTTGGACAGCGGCTCCATTTTACGCCGGCGCCTGTTGCTGCGGGCTACCTCGCTAATAGTCCCTTCGTCGATTTACCGAAGGGATGCTTCAAAATTGGTTACATCGACCTGCCATGGTCCTTCGCCACCTGGTCGCATCGCGGCCCAGGCAAGGGGGCGTCCCAGCATTACAAGTGCTGGAGCTTTGATCGGCTGTTAGCGCTTCCGGTCCCAGAACTGATGATGCCCGACGCTGCACTGTTCTTCTGGGTCGTGCAGCCGTTGCTGCCCGAGGCAATGCAAATTCTGACACACTGGGGATTCACCTACAAGACAGTCGCATTCTACTGGATCAAAATGCCGGCCAATTGGACTGAGATGAGCGGCCGCGTCCGCCCACGTCTCGGACTCGGCTATCACACACGCTCTGGGGCTGAGCAATGCTGGCTCGCCGTGCGTGGGCGCGGATACAAGCGCCAATGCCAAGGTGTTGAGCAAGTCCTTCACGCGCCACTACGTGCGCACAGCCAAAAGCCGGATGAAATTGCAGAGCGCATCACGCGATTAGTTGGTGATGTGCCCAAGATTGAACTATTTGCTCGCACTCGGCGAACAGGGTGGATCTCTTGGGGTGAGGAAATCGACAAGTTCTCGACATGAAGGTTCACCGCGCCGTGTCGAACCGTGCGCCGATCATCGCCATCCATGGCGAGGAGGGCAAGGGCAAGACGACCTTCGCCGCCAGCTCACCGGCCTGGAAGAGCAGATAACAAACATGGAAGCCACGATCAAAGGCCTGCGTACTGCGAAGCTGCGAAGCGACCTGCGCGCCAGCCTGCTGCTCGAGGGCATTCGAGCCATTGTTCGGAAATCGCGACGGATGCAAAGCTGATGACAATAACGATTGATGCATCAGGACTGGCCAAGGTCCAGGCCCGTGACCTGCATAAAGTGTACTTGCAGCTGACTTATGAACTGAAGCGCGTGCGTCACCGACTGAAGCTCGCCGAGCAAAAGCTGGCAGCGTGGCCGCTGATGGAAGAAGACCTGAAACGCTATCTGCAACCTGGTGACTTTGAATTCATCAAGGAACGATTTGAACGCGAAGCCACAAGATGGAGGCAGGAAGAGGAGGATTTGAGGAAGCGCACATCCCACGCAAGGCACGAAGAGCAGCGGATGCTGGCGCGCCTACAAGGCTGGAATCTGGGTTTGCTCATTCGGGACGCTCGAACACGAGACCAGGAAAGGTAGCGCAGCAATGAAGGTTCATCGGGCCATGTCGAGCCGCGCGCCGATCATCGCCATCCACGGCGAGGAGGGCAAAGGCAAGACCACCTTCGCCACCAAGGCGCCCAAGCCGATCGCGCTGCTGTTCGAGAACGGCTTGCCGCGCGGCGTCGCGATCGATGCGGTCGAGGACATCGCCAGCTTTGACAAGGCCATGGCGGCGCTGCGCAAAATCTACACGGCACCTGGCGAGTATCAGTCACTCGTGATCGACACGCTCGATGCATTCGAACCCTGCGTGATCGAGGACGTCTGCGCCGAGAACCGCTGGAAGAACATCGAGACGCCATCCTACGGCAAGGGTTACGTCCTGGTGGCGGATAAATGGCGGCACCTCGTACGCGCGCTCACCGCCATCCGTGACAAGCACAACATGACGATCGTGATGTGTTGCCACTCCACGATCGAGCGCATCGATGATCCGCGCGCGCCAACATACACATCTTATCAGCTGCGCCTGCACCGGCGCGCGCGCGCCGTCATCATGGACAGCTGCGACGCGGTGTTCTTCATCGCCGAAGACTTGCGGACAATCAGCGAAGGCAGCGGGTTCGGCGAACGCACGCGCGGCGCTTCCGACAGCAAACGATATCTGTTCACAGAAAACAGACCGGCCTTCGCCGCAAAGAACCGGTTCGGGCTACCGCCGAAAATTCCCATCGACCTGAGCTTCTCCTTCGAGGAGCTCACTAAATTCTGGAAGGAGTGATCATGAGCCCCCGTACCACCGAGCAAGTCCTAGCCGAGCAAATGCAGCAAGCCGCTGCCGACCGAGTGAAAGGAGTAACCACGATGTCGACCAAGCTCGATGTTCCATTCGATGCCGACAATGAAGAGGGCTCCAAGCCCCCTGAGCTGCTGCCGGACGGCAAGTATCAGGCCGAGATTTTCCTGGCGAGCTGCGGTCCGACCAACAACCAGCGCGGCCTGAAGGTCGACCTTACCTGGCAAGTCATCGAGGGCCCCCATGCCCACCGCCCGGTATACCAGCGCATCCTGCTCGAGCATGAGAGCGAGAAGGCGCAGGCCATCGGCCGCGGGATGTTCAAGGACATTGTCGCATGCTGCGGCATCGTTGGTCAGGTCACCGATCTCGAGACCCTGTACTTCAAGCCTTGCGTAATCTCGGTCCGGGTCGAGAAGGATCGCAGCGGCGAGTACCCGGACAAGAACAAGGTCGTGCGGGTCTATCCGATCGGGGCCTACGTCACCCCCGAGCAGCTGCGCAAGCAGCAGGCCGATGCGCTGCGCGAGGCATCCACGGTGCAGCCTGCGTTCAAGGCCAGCAACGCAGACCTGGACGACGAAATCCCGTTTTGATTCTTAGCGGTGGACAAGCTGCGCAAGGCGTTCGTCCTGCTGCTGGGCTCGGATAAACCCGGCGAAATGGCCGCTGCACGCGATGCGGTATTGCGCCTTGCACGGAGCGAACAGTGCGGACTGCACGAGCTGGCAACCGCACTGATTGTGGGACTGAAGCGGGTCAAAGACATCGGCGTGCGCGCGCGGAAGGAATGCACTTCGCACGCCGAAATGGCAGCGCGCATTTTGGACTGGGCCGAGTGTGGGGGCCACCTCTCAGAGCGAGAGCACGAGTTTGTACAAGACATGGCGGAATGGGGCGGTCAGCCGTCGGAGAAACAGATGGCATGGTTGCGAAAAATCTATCGCCGAACAGGACACTGAGCGTGCATACTGCAGAAAACCTTGCGGCGGCACTCGAGCTCGCACGCGCCGGGCTGTACGTGTTTCCCGCGCGGCTGATCAACCGCACCTTTGGATGGGAGAAGCGGCCGGCGATCAAGGGCTGGCGCGAGCTCGCAACCACCGACGAGATCAAGCTCCGCGTGTGGTGGGAGCTTTATCCCATGGCAGTGCCGGGGATTGAGCTCGGAAAGTCGCGACTGTTCGTGATGGATCCCGATCGGCACGGCGGCCCGGACGGGCTGGCGGCCTACGCGCGCCTGATTGCGCAAATCGGGGAGCTGCCGGCACATCCGATCACGATCACGCCGCAGGGCCGGCACCACTATTTCAGGCAACCGGGCGAGATGCTCGGCAACAGCTCAGGCGGGCTGCCGGGCGGCATCGATGCGCGCGGCGATGGCGGCTGGACCGTAGGGCCCGGCGCGGTCCGCGAAGACAGCACGGCCTACACGCCGCAGGACGGAAGCCCCGCGCTCGCTGCGACCTATGCCGCGGGATCCATCCCGGAGGTGCCCGAACCCATCATCGATCTGGTGCTCAATCGCCACGCGGCATCCGGGACAAAGACCGAACCGCCGTCCCGCGATCCCGTCGATGTCGATGCCGAGCTCGCCGGCATGCAGCCAGGCCGGGTGAACGCCGTGCAATGCCGCGTCATTGGGACATTGCTCTCATACGGCGTTGACTATGCCGAGATCGTCGCCCGCGTGGTCGCCGGCACCATGGCAATGGCCGCGAACCACAAGACATGTGCGCACTGGACGCGCGAGGCCGAGGTCGGCTTCGTGCGCAAGGCGATGGCCTCCCTGCTGCTCGCGCGATGCAAGCAGGAAGCTAACCCGATCATTGCGCCGCATTGGGTGGCGCGCGAGCTGGTCGAGGCATGGGAGCAGATTGCCGCCCAGGGCGGACGGCCGCTGATCTACTGGCAGCGTGGCGGCTGGTGCGTGCGAAACATGATCTGGGCGTGGGGCGCAAACGACGCTGCAGCAGACCAGCAGGGGAACGGCTCAGACGCCGATCACGACGGCGAGGGTTCCACCGCAAACGGCGATACCGGATCCGATGCCAATGGCTCAGAACCGGGCGTCGATGCCGCGCTAAAGCTTCTCGCCGCCGCCGGCGCCTGGTTCCACGGCAATGAATTGCCGCCGCCGCAGGAATGCAGCTTCGACCAGCTCTTGCCGCTCATCGGGGTCGGAACGCTCGACGGGCAGTACGGCTGCCACAAGACGCATCTGCTGGTCGATGCGGCCGTCGCCTATACCTGCACGCCGCAATCCTGTTTCGCCGGCAAGCAGCGGCTGCGACGCGGCGGCGCAGTCATCATCGAGACCGAATATTCCGACATTCCCCTGCGCGTTGCCTGCGCCGCAAAGCACCGCAGCGTCGAGACCGAAAAGCTGCCGCTGATCTCGCTGCCGGAAGTGCCGCCGATGCTCTACAAAAAGCGCGTCGATCCGCGCACAGTCAAATGGTACCGGAACATCCTGCAAGCCGCGCAGGTCTATTTCAAGGAGCGGTTCGACCTGCCCCTGGCCTTTGTCGGGATCGACCCGCTCATCGATGCTTTTGGTGCCGAAAGCGAGAATTCCGCCGACGAGGCCAACGAAGCCAAAAAAGCCTTCCGTGGCCTGGCACACGATTTCGGCTGCGTGTTCTGGATCGACGATCACATGGGCAAAGACATCGAACGCGGCGGCCGCGGGACGTCGGCCAAGCCCGCCAAGGCGGACTTCATTCTCTCACTGCCGGAAAAGGTCAATGACTTCTCCCAGCCGCGCACCCTGACCGTGAAGAAGCTGCGCAACATGCCGGACGGTTGGGGCGTGGACTTCTCGCTCACGCCGATCGAGGTCGAAACGACCGGCGGGACAACCGCAACGAACCTGGCCGTGGTGTGGGGCGATGTCGTCGGCAAGGGCCAAGGTGCCTCGCGTAAGGTCGGGCGCCCGCCGCGCAAGCAACGCATGGCCCTGACTGCGCTCGAGCAGCTGATCCGGGCCGAAGCCAAGCCCGGCGCCACGACCGTGACCTGGGTCGAACTCGAAGACTGGTACGAGGAGCTGCTCAGCCAGACCATCATCGAGCCGGACGACCCGGATCGGCGCAAGGCCTTTAAACGGATCAAGGACGGCTTGTTCGAACAAGGAGTGATCAAGATTTGCGACAAAAAAGTATGCGTTCCGATGTCGTAATCCTGGCCCGGCATGCCGCCGGCTTCATCCTGATCGAACGCATCGATTGCGCCGCAAACGGTTGGCACGACATGCGCCTGATCGCCGAGACGGAGCGCCCACGAAAATCAAAATGGTGGCTCGCATGGTCGGAAACGGAGTGCCGCCTGTCTCGCCGTCACGATACGGCAGTCCTCCAAGAGTACCTGCCGGAGATCTATTCCTGGGTCGAAGCGTGCTGCCGCCATGCATACGGACGGGCAAAAGTACGGGCATAAGCCTCCCTATTCTAGGGAGGCTATTTTGCCCGTAAAATTTGCATTGAAATCATTGAAGAATTTCGCCTGGAAAATCGACTTTTGCCAGTTGTGGCCTCGGAAAAATACGATTTACGGTTGCAAAGAGCTGCGTTTCGTACATAGCAAGGAAGGAGAGAAGCACCATGACGAAGTTCCACCAGACCACCGAAAGCGCCGACCCGTTCGAACCGCCGACATGCCAGTGCGGCCCCACCTCATTCTATCGCTTCGAAACCAAGGAACAGCTCGAGCGATGGCTTAAGGCGATCGGGCAGCGAAACACCCTGACCGCGCTCCAGGCCGAAATCTTCGCTCAGCTCGGCTGGGCCGCAAAGCACTGATCGGCCTTCCCGGCCTTAGCGGCGTTAGTGTCATCTTTTGCTCGAATTCGGACATGTCATCCTTTGCGCGAATTCTGACATGTCAGGCTTTGAGCTCGGGTTGACACTCACCGTAATAATTAGTTGCACGGTGCGACAAATTCCTCCCGATTTCCTCGAGTTCCTCCCGATTTCCTCGAGTAGATAGGGTTTGCGGTGCTGCGGCGAGCCGTAGGCAGCGATCAGGTAGGCGGAGGGCCTCTCCGCCCAACTTGGCGGACTTCTTGACGAAAATCCCGCGGGTTTCCAGGTCGGCCCACGTTCTTACCCACGAAACGCAAGCGGAATGCAGGGCGAGCAGAGGGTTGAGCCAGATGAGGGGGAGCCCGAGGTGAAATGCGTTCCCGCGCCAGACGCAACACAGGCTCCTTTGGCCTCGACAAAAGACCGGGGCGGGTGCCGGCCACCCCCTCGGCTCGCGCCCGCTCGGATTAATCGACCTCTGCCCTCCCCAGACGGGGGCGGCTGGAAATCTGGGCATGGGGTGGCGGTTGCTCGACCGTGTGTAGGGTGGCACTGGGGAGTCCTAGGAAGGCCGCTGATTCGGAATTCTGCCCGGCCTGAGTGCGTTGCAGGGGTTCTGCAAATCAGCGCATGCGGGCGTGCATGGACGGGCAGGGCCGTGTCATTGCCGAAGTTAAAAGTTACGCGGCGTTTCTTGCGGTGTTGCGCGCTCGGGTCCTCGAGCTCGACACGAACTATTCCTGCATCAACGACTTGGCCGAACTGCCGGACGGATATTTGGGCAAGCTGATCGCGCGCTCGCCGAGCCGCAACTTCGGCCGTACTTCGCTCGGCAGTGTTCTTGCCGTGCTCGGGCTACGGCTGTTCGTGGCCACTGACGACGAAAAGTTGCGTGCCATGCGGCCGTATTACGAGCGGCGCAAGAAGCATGCTTGCGGGGATGCTAGCGGAGGAAGTTCGCATTCTATGCGGTTTAATTCGGGATCGGCCGCGATTTTCGCGCATCGCCGCGCGCTCAGCTTGACGCCGCAACGGCGTCGCGAAATCGCGCGCGTAGCGGCGCGAGCGCGGTGGAACAGGCCAGTGCGTTGAATTCCAGGATTTTGGGTCGTAGGCCGTGATCCTCTAACAATTTGCGGAGGTGTCATGAGGAACGAGGGCTGTGTGTCTGTGCAGCTGCCGGCTGAGCTGCGCGAGTGGCTGCGACAGCGTGCGGAGGAGGAGCTTACGAGCCAGGCGCAGATTGTGCGCCGGCTTGTTGCGCTGGCTTGGCGGCAGGCGCGCGATGCTGAGCGGGCGGGAGGTGGGCCGTGATGAATTCTGTCGCTTCCACGGCGCTGCCGCGCTCGTCCGACATTTGGCTGTTAGCCGAGGCGTTGCGTGACCGTGATGGGGTGCTCGCGCGGTTGGCGGCGGCAGCGAGCAAGAATGAGCAGGCGGTTGCGTCGTTGCGGGCGGTGCAGCGTGAATTGGTGGCCGCGCAGGAACGGCACGATCGGGAAATCGCCCGCGAGCGCGGGGAGCATGCCGTGGCGTTGGCGGTCGAGCGCGAGCAATGGGCGCAAGAACTCGCGTCGCAGCGTCGTCTGATCGAACAAGACATGCAGGAGATTGCGAAGCTGAAGGAGCGGGCGGAGAAGGATGGCAAGGCTGCTGCGGCCCTTCGTAAGGATTGGCAGGAACGATTTGCCAAGTTGCAAGAGCTCGCGGCCTGAAACGAGGAGCAAACAAACATGGCGGCTTCAAAAACCGGAAACAAAAGTTTTGACGATACCGCCGCCCAGCAAGAAGGTGTCAGACAAACGGCCGTGAGCGGTGCGACGCAGTCTGCGGCGAGGACGGCCGAAATTGCCTACTTTCGCGCCCTGGTAACATCAGCGTTGGCCAATGGCATCTCGCCGAGCAATTTCATTCAGGCGCTGTTCGCGCTTGGCGTGCCGGGCTGATGAGATCCGGCCCGGCACGCTGGGCGGCAGGTGGGCTGGAAAGTATGAAGATCATGGCCTGTACATCCCAGGAGCGGGCCTTCGGCCCAACCCGCTCCAATCTTCCTCGATGAGGAGAAGGCCTGATGGCCGCCCTCGTTCGCAAGCAAGCAGCGCCTCTCCAGCCGGGCGAGATCCTCGATCTGATCGCAACGCGGAAGGCTGAGTTATCTGGTCTTCTGGTTAAGCAGAACGAGGCCGCCGACCAGTCCATCACCTCGGGAGACGACGCCGGCTATCAGGCCGCGGTTGCCGCTGTCGCCGCGTGCAACACGGACATCTCACGCTTGCAATCTGCTTTGATCGGCGCCAACGCGCGCAGCCGGGAGCAGGCGGAAGCGGCGCAACGCGCTGCCGCGGCGGCCGCCCGCGAGCGTTTCTACCGGATCATTGATCGCCGGCCGGCGATCGTAGCAAGGATCGAGACGGCGATCGGGGACCTCGTGAAGGGCTGGCGTGAACTAATAGAGTTGAGCGACAAGGCGCATGGTGCATTTCCAAACGGGCCGCCGCCCATCGGCATAGCATTAAGCAACGGCGAGCTGGTTCAGTTGGTCGGGGCCGAGCTATTCCGCCAGGGGGCTACCGTGCCTGTCACCGGGCGGCCGCAGCTTGAGCGTCTGCCGCCGACGATCCCGGGGCCGAAATGCCCGGACTTCATGCTACTCAACCAGCCGGAAAAGATCACGAAGTTGAGCACGGCGATTGAGCAAGCAACCAATCTCGCGCGCTCAATTATGGAGGCCAAAGCTAATGCCGCCTGAAGCAAGCTCAAACATTGACTACGCAACCGGAACATCGCCGGCTGCTGATACTCGTCAAGATATTTGGTCGCTGACGCCCGAGCAGGCCACCGAGATCCTCGAGCAGCGGGCGCTGGATTTCCGCCCCCGAGCGCCGACTAGCCCGGAGAACTCGCGCGACGCCGCGCTAAGACTTGAAGAGCTCAGCAAGGATGTCGGCTGGTACAGGAAACTGACTTCGGGAAGCATGGAGGCCCGCGCCGAGTTCGAGCGGCTCACTGCGTTGAAGAACGCGGCCCCGACAGAGGCCATGCCGGGCGAGCAGATATTTGACGTGACAACAGGCGAGGGCGGGTCCGGCTCGCTAACGCGGAGTCAGCTCATCGGTATAGCCGAAGACATGCGCCGCGAGGGCGTGTTCAACGAAAAGGGGATCGAGTTCATCCTCAGTGATCAGAAATTCGAGCCGGATGCTGTTCACGCTGCTCAAGTCTGGTTGGAGCGAATGGAGCGCGACTCGAGCGTTCTGTACCCGGACCTTCCGCCCGACCGTGAGCGACAGATGAAGTTTATGCGCACGATCGCCACGATAGGGACCGGGGACACGCCGTGAAATATTTGTGCCCTTTCCGCGCGCCGGACGGCTCGACCCGCGAGATCATCGTCGAACTCTCTCAGGATGAGATCGCCGATTGCATGCGCAATTTCCGGGGAGGTGAAGGCCCAGGTGTGCCGAATGGTCCGGTGCCGCTGGCATATGCATGGCGCCGCGCATCAATGGAAGCGCCGTTTCCAGAGTTCGAGCCGCTGTTCGGCCGGGCCTGCTTGGTGCACTGATCGGCCATGTCGACCAACTCCCCCGCAATCGATGCATTCGTCGACGAGCTGCGCGCCGATCCGCAGTTCGCGGAGTTCGCCGATGGGTTCCACAGCAGTCTGACCGGCATCGATCGGCTAGGCGATCAAGGCAGTGTTGATCACATCGAGTTTTTCGACGGTCTAATGTGGATTGCGGAGCAACCGCGTCCGCTTGGCGAGCGGTTGGGCAAAATGGTCGAGTTCACGAAGCTTGATGGCCATCCTGTGGTTGTTGTCATGAAGGCGTTTTGTGGATGGTAGCGATCGCACAGCGCAAGGACTGGGGTGAGTATGGCCCATGCATGCGTGCGCTCAACGCTCGCCAGCGTGCTTTTGTGGAGTTCCTGATCTTGGAGCCGCCCACGACCGGCGCACAGACGCGTGCTGCGCGGCGGGCGGGCTACGGTACCGGGCGTACCACGCCCACGATCATGGCCAAGATCAGCTCGCGGCTGGTGCGCGATGAGAAAGTTCTGGCCGCACTCAACGAGGAGGCGCGCAAGCTGCTCCGCGCCGGCGGCCTGGAGGCCTCGAAGGCGCTGCTCTCCTTGCTGCACAATCCAGAGCACCGGGATCACGCGCGTGCCATTGCCATGACGCTCGCGCGCACCGATCCTGAAATCGAGCGCCACGATTTCAACGTGATGCACAAGATGCTGGATCCCGATGCTGAGGCCTTGGAGGAGCTCCGTGCGTTGCGACAGCTTGGCACTGCGCACGAGAAGTTGCTCGAGCTGTTCGGCGGAAACGGCTTGGCCAGGCTCGAGCAGCTTGAGGCCGCGGACACGGAACGTCGCGCGGCAAGCGCCAAGGTGATCGAGGGCGAAACGCTCCGGGCCAATTGGCCCTAAGCGTGAGCATCGCGCCCGCGACGATGGCTGACGAACCCGATCCTCAACAACTAATAAAACTCGCACGGCAGACGTTGTCGTCGGCCGAGCGCCGCCGCAAGTTTCGCCGCATCGACTTCCTCGATACGTCCTGGTGGTACCCGACGCAGCTTGCGTTCTTCGCCGCCGGCAGCACCGGGATCCACCAGCGTCTTATTTACGGCGGCTCGCAGTCCGGCAAGACCACGGCGTGCGCCGCAGAGGTTGCTTGGCATTGCACTGGAAATTACCCGCCCTTTTGGATCGGCAAGCGGTTTACCAAGCCGATCAGATGCTGGGTTGTTGGCGAAAGCGTTGTCCTCGTGCGCGACACTTCGCAGCGGCAGCTGTGCGGTGGACAGGATTTCGGCACCGGCACCATCCCGCTCGAAAGCTTCGGCAAGAAGCCCGTCATGGTTCCGGGCGGCACCGGTGCGATCGATACGATCTTCGTGACGCATCAGACGGACGGCAAGATCGACGGCACGTCGACGCTGACGTTCAAAACCTTCGAGATGCGGCGGGAGCGCCTGCAGGCTGAAACTGTCGATCTCATCTGGATCGACGAGCGGCCGGAGGAGCAAATCTACAGCGAGCTCCTGGCCCGCACGTCGGCGGTCGATGGCCACCTGATTGTTAGTTACACGCCGATCGGCGCGGGCGGCGCCGCCGGGGTTACGTACAAGTTCCTGGTCGAGCCCTCATCAGATCGGGCACCGTTCCGCATCACCAGCACCGAGGCGAAGCACATTACGGCGGAGCGCCGCGCGGAGCTCACGGCTGAATACTCGGACGCAGAGCGCGAGACCAGGCTCGAGGGCACGCCGCAGCTGGGCACCGGGCCGGTGTTTCCGATCGAGCTCCTGCCCGGCATGATCAAGGGCTTCAATCCCGACGATCTGCCGTCATGGGCCAGGCATGTTGTCGGGATCGACTTCGGTTTCGATCATCCGTTTGCCGCGGTCTACATCGCCTGGGATCATCAGAGCGGCGCCATCTGGGTCATCGACAGTTTCCGCATGGAGCGGTCATCGGCGCTCTATCACGTGCAGCGCATCCACAGCATGACGCGCGGGCTGAAGGTACCGATCGCCTTCCCGCATGACGGCCACACGCACGACAAAGGCTCGGGCCTGCCGCTCGCACAGCAATATAAGGGTTTCGGCGCAAACATGATGGCGACGCATGCCGTCAACCACGGCACCAAACAGAACAATATCGAACCGGCGCTCGAGGAAATGCGGGAGATGATGTTCAGCGGAAAGCTGACCATCGCCGGTCACAATCAGGAGCTGATCGAGGAGCTGCGCTCGTACCATCGCGACGAGGACTATCGCGTGGTCAAGCAGCGCGATGACCTGGTCAGCGGGTTCAGGTACGCGGTCATGATGCGCCGGCAGGGCCGGGCGCGGAGCGAGTGTGATGGGGTTGGCTTCGGCTCGATGCCGTTCGCGGGGCAGCGGCGTGAGCGCGGCGGTGAACAGGTCGCGCGCGGGCTTGACTTCAATTTGTTTGATACTTAGAACGCGAAACGCTTCGCCAGAGTATTGAAAAAGATGGCGTTAAAGTCCCATTGGTTGAATATGAAGATAAGATCCTAGATGGCCGAAATCGATTATATTTTGCTTCAATTCTGAAAAAGCCGATCAGGATTGAGAAGTTCACTGGCAGCGAAGAAGAAGCCCGCCGCCACGTTGTTATTCTTAATCTACACCGCCGTCACCTTTCAAGCGCGCAACGTCATCTCGCCGCCATCCGCATGT